TTTTTTCCAACTGCTGGTTTTATATCTGGATGCAAAGAGTTGTCAAACTCACCGTTAGGCACATATTCTTTTTTTACTTCTTGGAAATCTTGTCTATGTAGAGTTGCAAATATAGCTGGTTGTTGTGCCTCTTCACCATCAAAAAAGAAACCAATTACAATTTCTCCACCCTGATACTGTACTGTTTGTGATCGACCACCCACAGTTGTGGTATTTGGTGGCAAAAGAATATGTGCAAGAGGCAACTCTTCATCTTTCAAATCATCATTATCATGATATCCAAGAATACGCACTCTACATCGATGAGAATAGATCTCTTCACCATTCTCCATATGTTTTTTTTCTAAGGTGTCTTCCCACTTTCCATCTTTCGGACTGGTAATTTTACCAATCCACCAGACCATAGGATCTCTACCAAAAAAATTCTGCGTCATTTAATTAATCGTCATACACTAGACACTCTGGTTCATCGGGGTGCATATCACAAAATAATTCAAGTGCGTTAGGATCATGATGATCGCCTGCTGCAATCTCTTCTTTATGATGTTCTGCATATACTTCTAATTCATGCAACTCTTCTTTTGCATGTCTGCGTGCTGCTGGATTTGCTTGTGGATCCTCAGCAATTTTCTTATCGTGTTCAATGTGATCTTCGATTGATTTCATTTGATTCTCCTGTTTCTTTTATTTAAGCATTTTCTGGAGTGAATAAATCTCTAATGAGACGTAAATGAGTTCTAAACTTACCACCTTCAAACTCATGTCTCAAATGAGATATTAAATACTTTCCACTGATATCTTTAGAATTTTCATCACCAAGACCAGTTTTAGATTCTGAATCTGGAAACTTTACTCCAATTGTTTGTCCAGCTCTTAATTCTGGATTCAATCCAACTGTAATATTTAATGATTGACTGTTTAGTAAAGCAAATCTAGCATAAGATTTATTTTGATAAACAGCGAGATCAGTAAAAGGTTGAACATCTTCCAATTTAGAAGAATTTTCATAGTGTTGATGAACACCAGTATCAGCGACTCTGAGCATGATTCGAGATGGTTTACCTTCAATATTAACTGGAACTTTTGGTGGTTTTAGAGTAAGATCCGCAGCTTCAGTCATATTAAATTTTACCTTTGTTATCTTGGTTTTGTCAAGCTCCACGAAAGTAGTTTCGTTGTTATATAACCCAGACTTTAAATTAAGAACGACATCATTACCACTACTAAAATTATAATTGTTAATCACAAAAGGAGGAGGTGGACTTATTTCAGATTTAGTGTATTCAAATTCTGGTTCTGGTTCAAACAAAGATCTAATTGATCTGAAATGATAACCATCAAATGTTTCAAAAAATAAAAATCCATAATCAGATTTTGTCTTATCATCATATCCACTGCCCCCAGCCTTTGGTTGCAGTCTTTGAATTATGTCAAATGCATTATGTTGATTTCCGACAAATGCAAAGTTATTTACAGCTCGATCTACATCATCTATTGATTTTGTAGTTTTGATTCCTTTCGGGTCTTTTGTTAAAATATCTTTTACAGAATCAGTTATATTACCTACATATCTTTTATTGATTTTAGCAGCTTCGTTTTTAATTAAATCTTTTGATACGAATTGTAAAGTAGCTACTTGTTGTTTAACTCCAGAAGTTATATCTTTTATTGAATTTAATATTAATTCATGTTTCTCTGGTGTTATGACAAAATCTTCAAGTTCTGATTCTTTACTAGCTACCATTTTAATTGCAAGTTTTTCACCACCATAAACTCCTCTTGATGTCAAGGATCCATCAACGTCTAGAATTTTTACTTGTACACTAATCGATGGACTTAAAATACTCTCATAGTAATCAATCGACTGAACACCAGACAACATGGGAAACTCAGCTTCCAAGACTGGATTTACCTCAGCTGGAAACAGAGCACATTGATTTAGGGAAAAGTTTTTAGACATTACATTATTCTAGTTCTATTTACTATTTTTTTACCTTGTTTTTGAATAATCGTACGAACAACAGTTTGAACTGATGATGTATCAACTGAAGGTGGAACATATTTTATATCTTTATTTGGTGTGATTCGTACGTCTTGTTTTGCCATCATTAATTCTGGGCCTTTCTCACCAACAATAGAAACTTCCCCTTGATTTAAGGTTCCACCATCTCCTCTTTTCTTTATATTACTAAGTAAAGAACTCAAAAGATTTTGTTGTGGTTGAAATTCTTGTGATGCATATTTCACTCCCTCCATAAAAGCTTTCTGATAGCCCTCAACATACCCTTTTTGATAAAATGATCTAGCATTATTTAACGCTGATTGAGTTCCAGACATAAGTTGAATACTTTGTGCAGATATAGCTTTAGATTTCTGCATCAATTTCATTTTGTTTTGACTTATATTAGCAGCTTTTAATCTAATATTACTTAATGAATTTAGATTTCTAGAACCAGAAGATTGTAAAAATTTTTGAATTGAGATTTTCATAATTTTATATTGCTAGATTACTTAATGAATTACCCTCAGCAATCGCTATTGAAACGACTGGTGAATTTGTCGTTTTAACAATTTCAGTATCGACTATTGCATCACCTCTTTTTTGACCCTCATTAATATTTTCATTTACAACCTCAGTGCCACCCTCTATGATTGTGGTTCCTCCATCTTTAAGAGAATCAAGAGATACTCCCAATTCATATGCTTTATTAACATCGTCCATAGTTGGAGGAGCTTTATATCCGCTAGGAGGATTAAGCAATGGATGGTACTCAGGGTGTTTTGTGAGTTCTCTCTTACGATACTCAACTTCTTGCATAACACTAGCTGTAATCTTATCTCTCTTATCCTCTCCATGTTCGGCTACCAATTCTTCTATGGTATTTTTATAATTTTCGGGATCGAACGAGTTAAAGAATTTTAATGGCCCTTTCTCTAGTGCTAATTCTCCCTCTTCATTATTTTCAACTGTAAATTTTATAGTTTTGAAGTGTTCTTCAGCGTCAAAATCATCAGGCACATTGTTAGTGCTTGTCACTAAATTAGGTCTTTCCTTTTCAATAACTTTTTCTATTACATTGTTTTTTACTATATTATTGTTTGTTATATTGACTGGAGCAATTTTCTTTTCAATTTTTTTAGTTATTTCTTCTGCCTTTACTTTTTTATTATTGTCCGTTTTTGAGACAGGTTTTTCTTCTTTCGTTTTCTTTTTTTTAAAGAAATTAGTGAAAAAATTGCCTTTTTGTTTACCAAGTAAATTAGACCCTAAACTTAAAGCGGAAAGTCCACCAAGAAGTCCAAGTTCGAGTAGACCACCTCTACTTTTATCTGCAATATTTTGTTTTTGAATATCACTAAACTCTGATGTTGGTTTAGCTTTCTGACCTTTTACTTGTTTTTGTAACTGATCTTCCTGTGCAAATATCTGTTGTTCTAAAGCATCTGTTTCTGATTGTTTTATTCTTTGATCATCTACAATTACATTTGTAACTTCATTAATTTGAGTCTGGACATTTTGAACTCCAGATCCAAAATCAACTTGCAAAGACTCAACTAATCTCTTTAAATCAAGTTGAACCGCATTTAATTGAGACCTTAAATTGTTTGAGTTTGTTAAGGCTGCACTCGCTACCTTATCAATCTCAACAATCTGCTCAAAGAAATTATTAAGAGTTATTTTCTTTTGTGGTCGTTCTTCATCCATACTTCTGGACGCCTTCCTGTTGTTGTCTCTTTAGATTTTCATTCTCAATATAATCTCTAAGAAGAGCTAGATAAATATCTCTCTCCCAAGGCATCATATTTTCAAGTTCCGTCAAGCTATATTTATGGTATTGCATGAGAGCAAAATTGATTCGATAATACGATTCAAGATCCTCTCTTGCAATACTTAGCCGAAAAAATCAGCAAGACCCTCCAAAACGACACTACTTTTTTTCTTTGTGTTTGGATTCGTCACTTCAACTGTATGAGATAATTTAGGCATAGTTGCAAAAAATTTCTCAACTTCCTTATATTGTTTTGAATTTAATTGTTCTATAAATTGAACCCTCTCGTCTGATGTATAATCTTTAGCTTCCCAAGCATCCTCTTGTGTATAGATTGTGTCAATACACTCTGATATGATTTTAAAAGTTTTATTCACGTTTTCTTTTGGATCCTCATTCACATCAAAATTAGTTTCAATAAATTGATTGATAGATGGATATTTCATGCGAAGAGTCATATTATCATCAAGAACAATGTCAGTTTTATGATCTTTTGACTTCGATATTTTTATTTCATCCACATATATTGTGATGGGAACTTCCGTCTCTCCATCGTCAGGACATGTGACCACCACCTTTATTGCCTCACCAATCGATTTAGCACGAATATTTAAAAAGATATATTCAATATCAAAAGTTGGAAGACTATCTACATCTACACCTTTAGTTAAAATGCATTGTTTTAACACATCCTTTACTGCACTCGTGATCTCAGATTGACTTTTTGATTCTAACGCAATAATTAAAATTTTTTCTTCTTTAACTAAAAATGGTCTATATTTAATTTTTTTGTTTGATGATGGTAATTTCAACTCATACGTTGGAGTTGCAACGGTAGGTAACGGCATGATGTTTTAATTCAGTGTTTTATTTATGAGGTTATCCGATGACTGTTTCTACGAAACCTCCAGATTGTATTGTTTGAGCTTCGTCGTAGCTAAGACCACTATCATCCGCTATAGCTCTTATTTCGTTTCTCCTATTAATCATATCAGTTCTGGCAACAGCTTGTTGTATTGCATTACTTTGACTAAATTGAGTGAAAAATCTATCGTATGCCAATTGAATTGTGCATCTTAGAATAGATGATTGTCCGTAAGATATTCTCATTGATTGAAGGTTTGATGGCCAAGCATTTATAAACTCATAATGTGAAACTTTTGTAGTTGCTCTTGGATTACCACCAAAATCACTACCCCTTAAAAAGGTATCTCTTTCAAATTTGGAAACATGAAGCCTCTCTTTATAAGTTTCTGGATAATTCAATCTACCATAAGCGTTTAATTTTTTTGTGCTTGATAGAGGATTTATATATGTCATCCAACTTTCTAAAATTTCTAAAATAAGATGATCAGCGTCAACATAAAAAGTTAAATTCAAAGGTGGAAACTGTCTTAAAGTTGGAAAAACCTCTTGAATACCTTGATGATGACCAACAGCTTGAGTTGTTAGATATGAAGTGCCTGGAATTTCAGCTTGAGTGCATAACAAAGACATTTTTTGTTGAAACCCAGCTCCAGCAGATCTTTTATCACCAGAATTTACATTTGGTGCATTTTGTTTAAACCATTGATCAAAATTACCAAAACTAAATGAAACTTGGTAAAAAGTATCAAGAGATACACGAGATACAGGATCCCGAATATCTAACATATTTTTTGGTTGTAATTCTGACTCTTTTGGGAATGACACGATAAATAAACTAGGGTTATAATACTATGTATGAGTTATAAAGGAATATATAAACCTTCTTATCCTAAGAAATATAAAGGCGATCAACATAATATTATTTATAGGTCTTTATGGGAGAGAAAATTCATGAATTATTGCGATTTAAATGAAAATATCCTTGAATGGGCGTCGGAAGAGTTTTTTATACCCTATCATGATCCAACCACTAATCGTGTTCGTAGATATTTTCCTGATTTTTTCATTAAATATAAAGATAAGGATGGTAATATTCGTAGATCAGTAATTGAAGTAAAACCAATGAGAGAAACACTTGAACCAAAGGCGACAAAAGGTAAATCAAGAAAAACACTTATTAATGAATCAGTTACATATGTCAAAAATCAGGCAAAATGGAAAGCAGCAAGAGAGTTTTGTGCAGATCGTAAATTAGAGTTCAAGATCATGACCGAAAAAGAATTAGGAATCCGATGAGTATTCTTCAAAACATATTGAATAAAGTTAGTGGACAAGTTAACGAGGATTTTTTTCGTCAACAATTAATACAGGAACTAGGATCTACAAACTTTGATGACGACGCTGCAGATACAGGTGGATTTGCTCCTGGCCAATTATATTTTTTTACCTATCAAGCACAGACAAAACAACCATATTATGACATGCATCCGTTGTCATATGTCATTGAAATGAGAACAGGTGGATTTTTAGGTTGTAATTTACATTATTTGCGTTTGAATCAAAGAGAAGAATTAGCAATGAGCTTACTAAATAACTCTGCTCAAGGTGCTGTTGCAGTTCCTCCTCGAACTTTGCATAAATACCTTTATGCTGGTGTTAGAGGTCAACCATATCGTATTCCAGAATCAGAGTGGACGGACGTAGCACAATTACCGACTGAAAAATTCGTTGATATGAGAGGAATCAGTGTTCCAAGAAGTCGCATTTACAACAAAAACTAATGGGATTAAACAGTAAAGCATTCACGGTTGACGGTAAAACATATACCGCTGGGATCGAGAATGGACAAGTACAAGAAATAATTTTAATAGATGGTGGAGTTGATGTAAATAATGTCAGTATAAATCCAGGCAGTAATCTTTTTAAAGAATTATCTGAGAATCAGGCTGTGTTGGATGCGATAAGTGTTGATACAACTGGAACAACTGGTAATGTGAATACACCAGTATTAGCTGATAAAGAAATATTAGACAAAAAATATCAAAATAATGTTAATTCAGAGAAAAATAAAGATAAAACCGTAGATGATACTAGTGAAGAAGTTATATCATTTGCAACTGAAAATAAAGATAACAAAAACAATAAAAAAGAAACTTTCAGATATCCATACGATATTGATATAAATCAAGATCATTTAAAAATAGTGCAATATAAATATGAAAGGTCTGAAATAAATTCAAGTAAACCAACTAGCTCAGTCGTCAGTGATAAAAATAAACCATTTGGAGAATATGGAGGTGGCGTAATTTTACCAATGCCTAAAGTCAGTGATTCAAATGGTGCAGAGTGGGGAAAAAGTGATCTTAATGTTTTTGGTATAGGTGCTTTAGGGATAGCAGGCAGTCTTATAAAAGATTTTAATGAAGATAAAGCTGTAGGGGCTAATTTGTTTGGTGAATTTGCAGATAGAATCGGTTCCACTAAAGGTGTATTAGATGATGAGGCTGCAGAGGGAAATAGACTTAGACAAATTATTGCTGGTAAACTAAATCAAACCGAGCAAGGTATCAAAAATACTGCACTCGCTGGTTTGGGAATTGGAGCTCAACAACTTTCAAAATTAGCTGGAATTAATATATCAGCTGATGAGGTTCTTGCAAGAACGACTGGAAAAATATTAAATCCAAATGCAGAACTTCTATTTCAAGGCCCCGTACTAAGGGATTTTGGATTTAAATTCTTAATGATCGCAAGAAGTCAAAAAGAAGGTGAAGAGATTAGAAAAATAATTAGATTTTTCAAAGCAGGAGGAGCACCAAGATATTTGGGTGGCCCAGCATTACTAGGAACTCCAAATATATTTCAACTTAAATATATGAGGGACAAATCAACAGAGTTAGAGACTGTAAATAAATTTAATGAAATGGCACTAAGAACAATTACTGTTGATTATGCTCCTGATGGATTTTGGTCTGCTTATCAAGATTCACAACCTGTGGCAGTGGTCATGAGTTTACAATTTAGTGAATTAAGACCCCTTTACTCTAGTGATCATGAGGAAACATCTGACTCCTCAGTAGGATACTAAAATGACATACTCATCTTCGGGAAGAAGTCCTAAGAATACTTACTTCAGACAATTACCAAACTTAGATTATCCGTCACTTGCGAATGATCGTACATCTGCGTATGACTATAATCAAGTTAAAAATATCTTCAAACGAGCTGTATTGCGTGAAGATGTCATAGATTCATATTTCCAATTTGAACAATATTTAATTGAGGGTGATGATCGACCAGATAATGTAGCGAGTAAATTATATGACGATCCTAACTTGGATTGGGTCGTTCTCACAACAAATAACGTTATTAACGTTAGAGATGAGTGGCCAATGTCTCAAAATGACCTACAGAATTATCTGACAAACAAATACACAACAGCAGAATTATCATATGTACATCATTATGAAACTTTAAAAATAGTTGACTCCTCTCAAAAATTAATTCAACCAAAAGGAATTACAGTAGAAGAGGGTCATTCGATTACTTTTATTGATCGTGGTGTTTCAAAAACAGAATCCAAAATTGAAGCAATAACTTATCTTCAACATGAAATCAACTTAAATGATAAAAAGAGAGAAATTAATGTTTTGCAAAAACAGTTCGTAGAACTATATTTAAGAGATATAACGAATATAATGTCTTATAAACCTTCAAAACAATTTATTAGCAAAAATCTTAAAAAAACAGAGAATCCAAGACTTATTTCGCCATAAAAAAAGAGGTCACTTTGAGCGACCTCTGGCGTAAAAAATGGCCCGAAATTTTTTTCAGGGTATTTCCTAATTTTC